TTAAATTTTTATGTAAGTTGCTGAACAATACCCTGTCTTACCGTTGATAGGGTATTTAACTTTATGCCACTTGCTACCTTTTTTAAGAATCCGTACCGTTGAGCCTTTAGGCATTGTGCAAACAATCTTAGATTTTGTACTAGCACTCTTTCTAAGGATAAGCGGGTCACTTTTTGTAACGACTTTTCCATATACTCCTGCTTTCTTTGTTTTTTTCGCTGTGGTGCCTGCAATGTCTGATTTAAATTTGTTCCATCCCTTGTTATTCTTTCCAATCCATGGCCCTGGACAGTCCTTGCCGTTAACATCCCAGTGTCGGATAACGTGATCTGCATCAATGTTATACTTTTTCATGTAGTATGTAACTAGCCACACTAAATCCTTGTACACATCTGCCGGTACACCACCTACGCAATTGCACATTTCAATGCTTAAGCTGTTTGCATTTGTAGCAACCTTGTATTTGCTACCTGCACCATTTTTTAAAGTATAACATCCACCTACTGCCCATGCTACTCTCTTAAGAGATACAGATTTATATACAACTCCACTACCATCAATAAAACAATGAGCAGAAGCGTGTCTGTTTGGTCCTTGAAAATATTTGCAGTTATTTAAGGCTGTATCTCCTTTGTTCCCTGTAAAATGCACAACGATATATTTAATATCACTTAGCTTTCTAGTTCCGCCGTAATTGGAACTATGAGCAAATTTGTTGATAAATTTCATTTTATTCCACCTCTTTGTGTGTATTTTCTGTCAAGTCAACAGGTCCTTGATAATCTGGGTCTACTGCCTGTCCTAATTCTTCATAAGACATTGCGTTGACACTATCCCCGATTCCCTTTGTTGTTGGGTCCACCAATACCCCGACAGCCACTAAGATATTAAGGATGATACCTACAAGCTGTGATACTTCATCCTGTGCGATTGGTGCTGTGATACCTAAGATTCCTAGAATCTGATAGATAAATGCAATTAAGGCAGAAGCCAATGCTACTAATGTTGCTTTATTCTTGAAACGTAATTTAAGATTCATGATTTCTCCTTTCATTTTGTGGAAATATATGTTAATATGTATTTAAGGATTTTTTCATACTTAATCTTCAATTTTATACTCCCCCCTACAGTTTGTAGGGGGATTTTTTTATACTTGATAAATTCTGCCTTAGTTAAAACATTATTTTAATTCTTTCATCTGATCATCTATATATGCTTCAATTGTTGTAAATCCTTTTCTATGTTCAAATCCTTTTCTTCTCAATTCTGCTCTTACTGTCATTAATTCTTCTTTTACTCCTTGTAGAGCTAAAATAGCTCCAATCTTCATATCCTCATTCATGTTCTTCTCCTTTCGCCTGCTTTAGTGAACCAATCTGCCCCATAATCGCAGACCACGGTACTTTTTGTAAATCCTCTTTTCCAACCAGACAATACATATTTTCTGTCGGATTAGACAATAGCGGTAAATCATTTATCTTTGCCATTTGCATCCACCTCTTTTACTTCTACACCAGATTTCTCCAAAAACTCTTTCAGTGCTTTCTGGTGTCTTTTTAATACCATCATTGCTATATACAATTATGCAATCATCTTTTTCAAGATTGCGTATTTTTAAATCATTTATTGTAATTGTTTTCATCATATAAACCCTATTACCCTGTTACCCATGTAGCAAATACGTTAAGCCACGCACCTGTTTCAACAGTAATGCTTTTAGTTGTTCCATATCTTTCAACTTTACATATCCCTGTCGTTCTGACAGTAAGTAAAAACCTGTTAAGTCCACTTCCTTGACATAGAAAACGACTTTCCTGTGATGGTGCAAATTTTTTATCAAACGTTAAAATACTATCGTGTGTAGACCATGCCGTATTATTTTTTAACGCTCCCTGCAAAAATACAATATTTCCAATTTTCCGTACTCTTGCGTGTGAATTACTTGTGTATGGAACGATGCCATTTCCGTATTTACACTCAACCCATCCTGTGTCCTCTATAATGTCTTGAATTTTTTTTATATTTTCGGACAAATTCTCAATATTTGTTGTTATATCTTCAATTTGAAGTCTCTTTTTCAAATACTCTGAAAGATTTGAAACCTTTACTTTTTTTGCATCATTCCCACCGATGATTAAATATACATCATCCGTGGGAATTTCCTGCTCTGGCAAATCATTAATTAATATAAGAGGTACATTAACCGCCATAATATCACTCCTTAATCATTTAGTTTATTATCTTTGATGAAGTCTCTAATAGCTTTAATATGTTCCCTCAGTTCATCGTCAACAACGTAAAAATTGCCCTTATTATTTCGGCTGATTGGCTCTCCTGTGCTATCGTTAATCTCGTTGTATGTATAAGTCACTCTGTCTCCACCGTCAATGTTTAATACCATAAAACTGCTAAGTTGTTTCATTTAACATTTCCTCCTGTTCTTCAATTAACGAATTGATTTCGTCAATATATTCTTGCTCATAGTCTATCTCTTCTTCTTTTTCTTCGTGGTTATATTCTTCCAATCGTTCAAATTCGTAATCTCTTTGAACAACTTTAAGTTCCCACGAAAACTTAAGATTTTCTGTACCATTTACTAAAAAGTAAGTAGGTGTTTTTTCTTCTACCCATAAATCGCCTTTACCCTCTTTCTGCAAAAACACTTGATATTCAACATCTGTATTAACTGTCTCTTGGAACACATCATCTATATCTATATAGCATTTTCCTGTTTCGTCAGTCTGTGCCGTTCCGATGTCTCCAAACATTGGTGTTGGTGTTTCATAACAATATTGCAGTCGTTTGTTATAATTTTCTGTTTGGATTATTCTGCTTTTACTTCCTGTTGTAGATATTTCTGTAGGTGTTATCGTGGATATCTTTTTCATAAATCCAGTTTGCACGGTTATTTCATTGTAGTTCATGTAAGCAACATTATCTAATTGACTTGGCATCCATGTTGCCATTCCTTTACTGTTATTTTTCATAACAGCTAAACCATTCTCCCCGCAAAAACTAGTTTTACCAGAACCATCATTATTTGAAGAAATTTGTAGTCCAGAAAACAAAGTTGGTTCTATACTTATCAGTCCATTGCCAACAAATGGATATCCATAACAGGCAATTTTCAAGCCGGACCAATCAATTTTCAAAGATTCTTTAGAATCAGAAGTATAACCAACAATAGTATCTAAAACATCTTTCAATATAATTTTAGAACCTCTGATCGTTCCCTTTGATATGTCAAGTCCATCTTTATTCCATTGACCAACTAATGTATTGTTTGCATCATACATTTTCAGTTCTCCATTGGCATTGTTCAATCCACCTAATGATAATGCTCCGCCACGAGCATATGTAAAGTTGATATACAGTTTTCCGTCAGACCCACGATAAATACCTTGCCATGCTCCGTCATTGGTTAGAAGATTAAAGATTTCTTCATGTGTCAACGCATCAACATCTATTGCAACAGGAATTGTCTCAATGTCAAGAACCTCTGTAAATCCACCTGCCGCATACATCGTACATCTAAGTGCTGCTACATCTCGAGGGATACCGATTGCTTTATTGCTTGCTGCTTGAATCGCTCCGCCATTTGTTGTTGCAAGAGCACCATATAGGCTGTGAGTGATTGATGTTTCATCTGCGGATGAAGTATAGACAGTTTTGTATGTGTCTCCGTCAATCGTTTCCTCAATCTTAAATCGGCATTTATATGCTGTTCGTGCTGTTACTGTACCATCACGATAATAACCAGACAGTGTAATATAGTTCGGCACCATTGAGCTGTCCGCTGATCGTTTGATGATTCCTGTGGATGGTTCCATAAAGTAGGTTCTTCCTGCACTTCCTTGATCGCCTTGTGGTCCTGTTGCCCCTGTTTCTCCGGGAATACCACCCTTTAATTTAGCAATATCAAATCGTTTTGTAACAGAATATGTATTAAGGTAATTAGCTGTAATATCTACCCATCCAACCTCTGTTGTTAATCCTGTTACAGTATAAGTGTGTGTTGAACCATTCCAAGCACCTACGACACCGCTTGACTTCTGCACGTTGTAAGTACAGTCGTTAGATATATCGGTATGACCGTATAAAACCTGTGCTGTCGTGTGACATTCTGGAAACGCTGTGTATTCTCCTTTGTAATCTGTTGCGATTGCTTGATAGTCCTTGTCAAGATTTATAATCATAGCACGAGACTTTTTCGCTTCATTGATTGCATCATTAATTGCTTCTGTTGCAGTCTTTCCACCTATTGTGACGTTATCTCCAGAAATCCTTACAGTACCAGTTTCTATGTCTGCAAAAAAGATAATATTTCCAGATTTATCCTTGACTGTCAATGCACCAGTATTAATATAATCTGCATTGATTCCCTCTGCATAAAGCAATCTTGTTATCATTTCGCCTGTGATTGTAAAACCATATGGATAATTTTTACCGCCATCCGTGGAAAAACCGATTGCATCTGATGTTAACTTAATAACATTTCTTGATTCAGCAAGCGACCTCTTATCATGCAGGTAATAAATACTAGAACCGTCTGGTTGCTTCTCTTCCGTTGAATACAATCCACTACCACTTTTAAGTGTTTCGTTCAGTTTTTTAATCGCATTTTCACGATTTGTCTTTTCACGTTCAGCCAATTCTTTCCCTTGAATCAGTGCTTTTTGTTCACTTGACGTGTAATTGCTTTGATTTCTCATTGGAGATTCTGCACTGTTTTGTAGTGTTGTATACCCAAAGAATACAAAGTTTACATCTGTTAAGACTGAATAGAAACTTTTCCCTTTCCAGTCTGTAATCTTTATCTTGTCTCCAAACTCTGCAATTGGATAAGAAATATAATCCATCGTAAATCCACGAAACGTTACATCCTTGAATCTTTCATAAATCCAAGAAACTAATGTCTCTTCATGACCTGCAACTAACGGATTCTCTATTTCTAAAACGTAGCCATCTGAACCGTATTTGACTAATTCTTCCACATCTTCTTCATTTTCGTTACCATCTTCATCGGTTGTTGTCTTAGTGACAGTCTTTGTCATTTGTACACCTGTTACCTGCACATCGTTTGTATCGCTTGTTAAAGAATCATAAGCTTCGATATCGTGAATATTAGTACTGTAGTCAAAATCATATGTAATTATCTGTAGATGTCCTGTGCGGTCAATTCTTGCATTTCCGCAGGCAATCATAGAGATAAATCCTATAATCTGTCGGTGTGTATACTCACTAGATGGCATGGTTGGTATCTGGAAGTCATTATGTAAAAAGTTACTATTTCCAATCAAGATACCGCAGGTATCACAACTATCAATTAACACGCTCTTTGCTGTCGCAGGGAATGTCAATGTTGTGCTGTATGTCTTATCTGCTTTATATATATCATCATAGCCGACAATCGTTACAACACTTCCGTAGGTTTCTGGTTGAGTGACGGTAAATGTACCGTATTCAATTTTTTCTATCGTTGATGATAATTCAAACGTCAGATATAGTCTGATTTTTGCTCCAAAGAAATCATAATCAGATAAGTGATCATCGTCGTTCATGATTTCTAACTGTACGTTTCTACTAAGGGCAACTCCTAAAGGGATAGAGTTTGCCCCCGCAGAATCAACCAGACTATTGTTATCTATTGAAAAATCATCCTCTGTCAGTTCTAAAACTGTGCCATTTGCAAGTGTAACTTCTGCATACTCTTTAAAATCCTGTCTTTCTGACATGAGTTCTTTAAATTCGTTACTTACATTTATCATAATGGGTCAATCCTCTGTGCATTAAAAGAGAAGCTTTCAAACTTTTCTTCTCCGTCTTTCAATGTTCCAAATTTAATATCAGACACCTGTCCTACATAAAATGTATCGTCTCTCCATTTACCATAATATGGACTAAAATAATGCAACTGAAATTTTGTCTTTTTATTGCTTTTACTGTAAACAATCATTTGCATTATCTCTGCTACATCTTTTGCAGGTATATCAGTCGCAGTATAAGGAAATCTTTCGATTGTAAACATTGGTGTAAATTTACCAATTCCAGACTGTGAACGTGTAGAACCTTGCGTATAAGTTGTTTCATATGCTGCAGAACTTCCACCATCTGGCTGAAATATTTTCTTACCATTGATTTTTATATAATCTTGTGCCATATTTACTCCTTTCTACGCAAGGCTAAATGGGTTTCTACCGTTACTCATTTGTCTTAGTTTTGCTTCTTCGATAAATTCATCAAATAACGTTCTGCGATTGATTTGTGCTGTAAAGTGATAATCTCCACCATTGTTACCGTTATTGTCTGATTCTAAATCTTTCATAACTGCTAATAGCTGTTCAAGCAAGTTAATTACGTCATTATTATTGCTGTTTGTACCACTCTGTTTCTGTGCGATCACTGCGGATGCTTTCGCAGGTATAATCTTACCAGTTGCAATCTCTGGTGTTTTAAATGGTACACTTGCCAACTCTTTAGACTGATTCATAAAGGTTTTTATTGTATCTGGGAATGCTCTTTCCAGACCAACACTAATACCTGCTGGTAGCATTTTTCCAACCTTATCTCGCATTAATCTTGATGGAGAATGGATTCCAAAGAAACTCGTTACTGAATCAAACGCTTTTCTTGCAAGACCTGTCATTTTATCAACCAAAATCCATGCAAAATCTCCAATACCTTTTGCTATACCTTTTACAATGTTCTTTCCAACACTTAACCAGTTCACTTTTGTAAACTTATCTTTCATTTTCACTACTGCATTTTTTGCTTTAGTAGCTAAACTACTAGGTAAGCCTTTAATTCCATTGACTGCATATGTAATAATTTTCCTTGCGGCTGTCTTTACTGTTGATAATTTACCAGTGATACCACTTCCAACATTTTTGACACCATTAGCACCTATTTCTTTTAATTTGCTAGGCAAATTTTTGATACCATTTACAAGACTGCTATATACGTTTTTTATCGCATTGACTGCATTAGATTTTGCACCCATGATACCGTTCTTAATACCCACAATAAGACTTTTACCAAGTGACAACCAATCATAGGCTGCAAACACACTAACGATTGCCATGATAATTTTTGGAATACTTGCAATAAGTGTAGGAATTGATTGAATCAATCCTTTAATCAATATTGCAATAAGTTTCACACCTGCGACTAAAATTTTAGGTGCATTATCATTGATTACACCTGCAATGTTAATCACGATTTCAGGAACATTTTTGATGATATCTGGCATGGCATTAGCTATACCTTTAGCAAGATTTAACATAAGTTGGAGACCAGAATCTACTAATTTTCCTGCATTGCTTCTTAAGTTTGCAGTAAAATTGGTCAGTGCTGATAATCCTTTACTGATAAACTGCTGTGTACCATTTGTGATACCTTTTGCTAAATTATCCATAAATGACACACCAAGTTGTGTTAATGCCGTTATTGCTTTTCCTGCAACCGAAATTGCGTTGACAAATATTCCAACCCAGTCGACGGATGTTAATAGCGATGATAATTTTGTTCCTAACTGTGACCAGTTCGTTGTTGTCAGTGCATTATCTAATGTTGTAAGGATTCCTAATGCTAAACCAGACAAACTTGTACCAATCGAATTAACATCTAACTGTGCTATCGCACCGTTTAATCCCTGCCCAATAGATTTACCAATTGTATCCCATTTAAGGGTATTTACTGCACCTGCGAGCATCTGAAACGGAATGTTGATACGGTTAGCAAACAACCGTCCTACATTAGACCAGTCAACCTCATTGAACATACCATTGATTCCAACACCAATTTTTGCCCCTAAGTTTTTCCAGTCAATTCCCTCAATCAGAAGATTAAGAGTGTTAACAATTGTATTAATACCTGCACCTACAGTACGTCCCATCAAATCCCAATCTATGTGATCTACAAGACTATTGAACGTCCGTGTAAATGCATTTACAAAATAAGTTATCTTTGGACCTACATTATTCCAGTTGATCGCATCATAAATCTTTTGTAAACCTTTGTTGATACCACTAGCAATATAAGCTCCAAGTCCCTCCCAATCCTCTTTCTTTATGAGGTCCTTAATCTTCTTAGCAATGTCTGCAATGGAAGATTCAATAGGAACTTTCTCAAACATATCTCCAATGGATGGACCAGTGTAACCACCGCCACCACCTCCACCGCCTGCGGATGGGGTAGAAGAACTAGGGGTATCGTTATCTTTCTCTTTCTGGTACTGTCGGACTTCATCAAGTCCAGAAAGATAAGTCTGTATCTCTTTATTTGCTTTTTTCGTGGCTTTTGCGTTATTCTTTGTGGCTTTTGCCGCCTTATTAGCACCACTGGATGTTTTATTCAATGATGCCGCATAATCTTCTTGTACGGCTTTCGCTCTTGTAAAAGATTTCTGTCCTGTCAGTGCCGCTATAAACATTCCTACATACGTGATCGCTTTCGATAACATATTCATGAATGCCGTTAATATAGGTGCAACTACGGACAAAATCGGTGCAAATGCTGTTGCCAAACTGTTTTGTAACTGAGTTAATGCTGACATCATGGAAGATATCGAAGCATTAGTAGCTGACGAATACTGTGCAAGGTTATTGATGCCTGTCATGATTCCACTGTTAACTTTAGAAATCATTCCAAAAACGGTAGAATATAATACACTCATACCGACCATTCGACCAATAGAAAAGCTTGCATTATTAGCACTGTTTGTTGTGCTTGTGAAGTTCTGTGCCAGTCCACCAAGACGTTTTCCAAGTCCAGATACGACTCCGCCCATCCTACTAAAGATAGATGAAATACCGCCTGTCTTTGTCTTAGCACTGTCCACAGACTGACTGACATTCTTAAATGATGAACCAAGCCTACTATTTGTGTTAATAAGTCCTTTTTCTTTTGCATCTGTCTGTGTTATTTCTTTGTTTAAGGCATCCAAAGCTTTTTGACTTGCACTAGATGCCGTGGCAGAATATGCACCAGTCATAGGGGCTGTCTTGATCGCAGGTGTTTGTACTGTTCCACCACCGCTTTCTAACTGACGTTTCTTAGCAATCAGTGAATCGTACTGCCTACCTAACTTCTCTGCCGCACTCTCCAATGCCATAAAGGCAGGAGAACTTGTAACACTTTGATTTCTTGCAAACAACTCTTGCTGAATCTGTGCCACTTGATTAAACTGTGCTTCTACCTGCTGTAGTGTCTGTTCAAGAATCTGATAAGCTGTAGTGTTGATAGGGCTGTCACTTATCTTTTGTTGTGCCTGTACTGTCTGCTCCAAGCTGTTATTTAACAGTTCTACCTTTGTTTCTGTACCTGTGATCTCTGCATTAAGTTTAGCTAATGCGTTAGCACTTTCCTCACTTGCCAGACCTGTTCCACCTGTCAGCTTTCCAGTCTTAGGCAGTCCAGTGTTTCCTGCTGTAGATGTTTCCAACTGCTTCTTTTTTGCAATCAACTGTTCATATTGCTGATCTAATTTAGAAGCGGCACTCTCCATTGCTTGAAACGCAGGAGAAGCTGTAGCACTCTGATTTCTATTAAATATATCCATCTGTGCTTTTTCCAACTCTGCAAGCTTCTGTCCTGTACTTTCTATAGCTTTATCTAACGTATCTAGTGCATCAGATTTAATATCTATGCTTTCTAGCTTCTTTTCTGCCTGTGCGGTCTTTTCCAGTTCCTTAGCCACGGTCTTTGCTTTTTCTTCGACAACGTCCATGCCTTTTGTATCTGGTGCTTTTATACCGCCACTCATGGCTTTTTCCATTGATTTTCCAATGGTTTTTACTTGATTGGATAAACGTTTTAAAAGGGATGCGATTTCTTTCACACTTGCTTTTGCTTCGGTTGTATCAATCTCTGTTTTGATATAAATACTTCCATCCACTTTTTGTGTAGCCATTCAATCACGCCCCTTTCCCATTCAGTAAATCGTTCAAACGTTTCTGTTCTTCTAATTCCTCTTCGGAATATTTAACATCTAGGTCAATAAGCGTTTTATTTTCTTTGTAGAACTCTCTTTCCCAGTCTTCCAGTTTCTTTCTTTTAGCTTTCTTCATGCGAACACTAAGAATCTGCGAAAACAAAGACTCTCCAATTTCCATGTAAGCTCCTAAAAAAGTCCACCAATGTAAATACTGCATAGCTCGTATTTCTTTTCCAAGTACACGGTTAACAGATGGGATGATAACTGGTGCATCATGTTCCCAATCCATCACATGAGGTTGTTTCTTCCCATCATCTTTGATACCCATGTCAATAAATTCGATGGCTTTTTCAATAGCTTCTTCATAGTCTTGTGGTGGCATATTTCCAAAATCAACGTATAAAATGGTAAGGCAAACAATCCACTTTTCATCGTTCTCAAAGTCTGGGTCATTAAATGTTTTTAAAATGTCCAGAACTGCACGAAAATCTGTGCGTATTTCATAATCTATGCCACCAACTACTATGGATGTAGGAAGTTCCCAAACTTCCATTATTTGTGATATTTAGACGTTGCCCTTTTAATTTTCGCCTGTTTCTTCTTAATTCTCTGGTCTGTTACCTGCTCAATAATATCTGCAATCTCCACGATGATGTTCTCGATGAAGAAATCTCCGCTTTCTGTAAGAGTTAGCGGATTGCAAATAGCAAATACAGACTTAGAAGCTTTAGAGTTAAGCAAGTAATCAATCTGCCCCTCTAATTTGTCAGACAGTTCTAAGATATCCTGATCTGTAGCATCCTCTGGAAGTTCCATCTTCTCCAAATTAGCAACAACTTCTTCGTATCTTCTTACGATATTTAGGTCTACTGGGTTGAATGGGAATCTGCCGATTTCCTCATCATCTTCATTCGTTAAAATTACATTTAATGCTCCAGTTTTGACTTTTCGTCTAAGTTCTTCCATATCCTGCACTCCTTGTTATGATAAAACTGCTTTGCTGTTGTCTTTTAAGTCCTGTGTAGCACTTTCTGAAAATGTTCCGGATGTTACGTTGTAAGTACCTTTTCTGCGGTTTCCTGCGTAGTTAACTGTGAAAGGAATCTGGTAACCACTTGTGTCTCCACCGTAGGATGTTGGAACAATATAACAATCTTCTGCGTATGCTTCATAAGCTCCGCTTGATGCTTCTTTCCATAGGTGTACTTCTACTGCGGTAGTTTTCAGATTATCGTCTTTGTAACGATTATCAATGATATCCTGCAACTTCTGGCTTAATGTGCTGTCAGCTTCTGCATAATAAGGGTCAGCTTCTGAAGAAACCTCATATCCATTGTGTTTGAATGTAGATTCTCCAATAATATTTTTACTTGTTTCTGTATCTGGATTAAGTTCGACATTGTACTCTTCTAAGTCTTTTCCAAGACGTTCATAAGATGGTGTTTTACCACCGCACAAAGAGCCTGCATCTAAGAAATGAGCCATATACTTACGGTCAATTTTACCTGTTGTAACTGCCATTATGATTCTCCTTTATCTTTTCAAGGTCAGTGATCTACATCCTGTCGTAGACCAGTTAATAGTTAATTTATCTATCAAAGTCGTTTTGATATCGGGCAGAAATATTGATAGCCCAATTCTCAGACTTGTTTTCGTTTATACTGTCCAAATATGCAGGTGTCTGTCTGTCAATCGTTAAAAACTTTCGATTGCCTGTCAGCACTGGATATTCTTCTAGTTTATATGTGTTGTTTTTAATTGTGATTGTTTGCTTTTCCAACCATTTACCAAGGTTATCCAACCACTCCTTAATTTCTGCTTTCCTCTTTGGTTTTGTACCGCTTGCACGATGTATCACACAAAACGGATACAGACATACCTGTGTGACGTGTCCTGTGATACTCTCTTTTTCTGATTCAATCACTGCACCGCTTACTGGGAACATTGCTTTTCCGCTTGCATCATCTAATGTAGAAAATGCAATTTCGTCTCCCTCTCTTAATTCTGGGAATTGATTTACCAGTTCTTGCAATGCTGTTGTGATCACGTCAAAACCATCAATGTCGTACTTGACTGGTTTCTTTTCTTCTGCCATTAACTTCCTCCTGCCTGCTTCTTAACATGAGTAACCCATGCTTTACCGTGATTCTTCTTTGCTGTTTCAAACCATTTTGGAGTAGCTTTAGGATTGGAATAGGACAGGTCTTCTTTTGCATTGGTTTGTCCTGCAAATTCAGTGACTAATACTTTCTTAGCACCTTTTCTCGCCCATGGAGACCCTGTTAATTCGTCAACCATACCTTTACCATAGTACAAGAAACGTCCCATCGGTCCAGTACCTGCACACACCATTCCAGTACCTGCAAGAGAAGCACTTTTTGCTCTCGTTACGTTAATGAATGTACCTGTTTCATGTGGCATATATGGGACCATATCAGTCATAACTTGACTATCTAACCAATATTGAGCACTTTGTATTTGTTCATCGAATCTCGCCAGACTGATATTAGCTCTCATGTTCTGTGTATTCACATTAACATTTCCTAATTTCTTCTTAGCCATATATAACCACCTACTTAGCCATTACCTCAAAGTGCGGGATTATGTCGTAAAAGGCACTTCCAGTTATTGCAAAGACATAATCATACTTAAGTTTCATTTCTTCATAGAATCCGTCAATATAATCATCCTCTGCAATCGGTTCTTCATTCTTCCATTCGCCAACGATAAAGAAATCAAAACTATTCGCCTTAGAACTAAACGTAAGTGCTTCTGACAGCTTATCATTCGTCTGTTTACACCATTCTTTAGGCGGTAGCCATAATTTACTCCCTACCATCTTTTGACCGCTTTTTAGGCTATACTGCACGTTTAATACAGCATTGTCCTGTGATTCAGAACCGTACTTTGCAACGATGCTTGCTTTATCCATGTTTAGGTTCGTATTATGCAAAATAGAGGGATACCATGTATCTCCCAATTTACTTTCATACCTATTAAAAAGTGTGATTGTATCGTTATACATCGTATCCCCCTGTCTATAATGCCCCTACTTTTTTAAAAGCTTTAAAAATCTTTTTAGACTGTAAAGCAAACCAGTCAATCATTTCTTCATTTTTTGCCCAACAATCTACGTTGCAAGACTGCCCATCTAAACCACTTTCATATAAGAAAGCGTGCATAATCTCATGCCTAAGCACACTTTTTTGAACCGATTCAATGTTATTCACAGAATCAACACTTTTTTCAAAAATTGCAACGACTATTGTTTTATTTGAATAATCGCAATAACCAGACAATTCTTGTAGTTTTTCATCTTCATTCTCATGTCTGAATCTAATTTTATATGTAGTTCCTAAAACATTTACTTTACAATCTTTCATAAATACTCCGTTGGGTACATTCCCATATACAGTAGACTTACTCCGTTGGCATCTGTGACACCCGATAAGTAGTCTCTTATTGTGTCAGAGTATAACTGCTTTTGTGCTTCCTTATCCGCTAAACACTTATCTATCAATGTAGCCGTACCTGCGTTACTGGAAGTCACATAGCTTATACTCTCGTTTCCTGCACTCTTAGATGCTACCTGCTTACTCATCACAGTTCCATCTTCTAACGTGATGTAGCCTTGTGATGCTTCGACTCTTGCTTCTGCCTGCTCAATCTTGTATGTGATTGACAGAAGTTCGCAGATACATCTTTTTACTGCTTCTGCATCGTCCTCATCGGTCGGAAAAGCAATCTTAAGTTTCTTTACGTTATCCACACCTGTTGTGGCATTATCTATCTTCTTGCAAGAATCCCAGACCAGACGATTAAAGTCTGCTTCTGGGATTGCTTTCTCTCCAAAAAGGGTTTTGTAATATTCATAGTCAATGTACGCCATGAAATCACTCCTTTTTTATCCGTTGGATTTAATAACACCCATGCGGATATTCTTCTGATTAAATGCTAAAGACCAGTTTCCTTTAGTTCCTAACTCTGCATTTGTAGGAGACTCTTTTGCAATCTTGTTAGCATTAATAGAAAATCCGTTAGGATGTAATACATAACCCTGTTTTGTATACAGCTTTTCAATACCGGCAGATGTTTCTGGGTCATAGTTTGTATAATAAGGATTTTCATAGTTTGTCTTATCACAAGTCAATACTGAACCTGTACCAAGCATATAAGTTTTGTATACTGGATTTGTTCCTGTTGTATCAACTGTAAATCTGTCTGTTACCAGTGGGATAAATCCACCGATTGTAGGAAGATTTACTTCTCTTTCTACTGCGTTAGCAATAGTGTATTTGTTGTAGTCAACAAGTCCCATTGCTTTGTACTTTGCATAAATGTAAGAGTTTAATACAAGTAATCCCATCTTGTCAGCGGAATCTCCTAAAGCTTTCTGCTGTGCAAAGATAAGTGTTGTATCGTCAATTTTGTTTGCATCTCCTACAGTGCCCTCGCCAGTTAAAGATAAGTCTGTAATATGGTTTTCCATACCAGACAGGCTTAAAACTGCATCAACTGTAGTCATTAAGTCACGTGTTCTTACCTGCTTATAGAAGCTTGCAACAGAGTTTGCAACATGAGTCATAGGGTCTGCACCTGTTAACTCTTTTGTAAAGTCTTTTGATTTCCAAGCTTTCATTCTCTGGATTAACATGCAAGTCTGTTTCTTTCCTGTGATTTCAACAGGTGTATTGTCTGTTTCTCCATCGTTGTTTAAAGCCTGTGAGTCCTGTTCATCAATCGGTGTATAGAATGGAATTGTTGCGACATTTCCTTTTTCTCCGATTAAATCCATAATTGTATTGTCCTGTGCTAACACACCAGATGCAATAATCGCATCATTCCATGTTGGGTTTTCTGTCATATAACGAGAAAATTCTTCTGGGTCAAAATAAAAACCGCCAAATAATCCTGTTCTTGGCATAAAAAAAGTCCTTTCTACCCTAAATAAGAATAGATAAGGACTTTTATTTGCCCCATCTACCTACAACTATTAAGGGATTTTTAGGTTAGCGGCTCACTTCCATATTGTGAGTCGGTATTATCTATCTGTCATTTAATAAGGTTGCATAGTAGTCTGGGTCCTCTGCCTTAAGCTTCATTCTGTCGTCTAAAGACATTTCCCTTAACTTCTGTGTTCCCTTTTTCTGCTCTCCGCTGTTGAACTTAGTCGTAAAGCTTGGGATATTAGTACTTGGTACTTTCTTTTCGTCAACCAAGATGTTCTCAATTGGTTTCCCATCTTTAGTAGTAAGTTCCTTGAATACATCTTCTGCATTTTTCCCATTCTCTTCTTCTAATTTTTGAATCATCTGGGAGCGGATAGAGTCTTCTGTAATTGCATTTACAAATTTTTTATCAGATAAGAAATCTTTTACCTTGTCTCTTAACTCTGTCTGCTTAGCTTCTTTTGCTCTTGCTTCTTTTTCGTTTGCAAGCTCCTGTGTTAATGTTGTAATCTTAGTCTTAAGACCGTCAACATCTTCTTTCTCTAATTCTGCTAATCTGGTCTGTACATCGTCTAAAGATGTTTTGTATTCATCTTTTTTCTCTACCTGTTTATTGTAGTCAGCTACAGTCTTGTAATTTTCGGCATGTCTTTTTTTAAGCTCTGCCTTTTTCTCTTCTGGGATTTCGATTCCTAATTCTGCTAAAATCTGTTCGTAATTCTGCATTGTATATCCTCCTACATTGTTTGTATACCGCTATGTCTGCGGTAATGGATTAAGACTTATATACCTAAGTCAAGGTAAAAGAAATGTGGGGACTTGAACCCCACTCGAGCCTCGAACTCTTTTCCTGTCGTCATGTAACCAAAAACGCTTAAAAAACTCTGTACTTACAAGGAGGCTGTAGCAAATCTGCATAATTCCTACATATTTATTGTAAACCCTAAAATATGCCGTTTCAATACCCTCTTTTTTTACATTTCCGCAAGTTTCTTTATCTGTCGCTGTATCTCTTTTCTCTCGTCCATAAAGTCAGAATCAATAACCATGGAAGAAAGCATATCATACACTTCCACCATCAATCTACCGACCGATTCCATAAGCTTATCACGGTGTCCTTGATCTCCGTTTTCTTTGTATGCCATTTTAGCATTTAAGTAGTTGTTATACAATGCATCTATATTTTTATCATACTTGCCATTGCTGTACTTCTTAATAAGATTCTCTCCTGCATCCATGACGGTTTCCGCTATGTCTCCATGCTCCATCTTTTCCAGATTGCATAATGTTGTTGTAATCTTATACATTGCATCAAGATTAGATGTTGTGAGCTGTTTTAATGCTGAGTTTTTTTCTCTTTCTAGCTGTTCTTCCAGAACATGTTTGATTTCGCTCATAATTTGACCCCCTTAAGCTTCTTTTTGTATTTCTCATGTATGCAGTCCTGTGTCTCTGTAATATACACCATGTCGTATCCTACAGAAATTAGATCAGTAACCATCTTTTCAACTGTTTCTAACTCTTTAGATACGTCTTTTACCAGACATTCTACAAATAGTGCATCCGATACGTTTCCGTTCGTTCTAAGTTGCTGTGCGTACTTCTCATAGGCTTCTTTTGTCTCTTTCTCCCAGTTGTGATACTCTATAAAGCCATCCTCTACTGCTTTCTGCTTTGTGGATTTTCCGATACTTAGTCTACTGGCTGTATACCAAGAGTCGGGAATCACTTTTATAGTACCGCTAAAAGAATCTTTTAAAAGCTTGCCGTGATGATCTACAAAATACCTGCATACTTCACGTCTCTCCAAGCTTTCTGTAAGAAACTGGTATTCATGTAATCTTTTGTAGCCTTTCAAACCTAAGAAGTTGAAATAGTCTGCCATTTGACCGTGTATCATCATAGCCGCTACATATCTTTTGTTGATCTCGTCAAAGATATCTTCTGTTTTTGTTACTTCAAGATTGTTTGTAAATTCAATCATGATCGCACCTCCTTAAGAGATACGCTTTATAATAATATTCGCATCTTTTACTATTGCCGCTGTTGTTCCTACATTTCCGATGCTTACGATTAAGCTACCGCCAGATGGTACAGTTACAACCGTTGTTGCTCCCACGTTCTGAAATGTGTTCGCTGTAACTACTGTATAGTCCATTTCTGTTCCACCAATAGCTTCTCCGTTAAGCTCTACAGCAAGTGCCGTTGCTCCTGCTGCATTAGCGGATACATTTCCGTTAAATTCTACCTCTACAGTCATAGGGCAGTTTGATCTATTCGTTAACGTAAACAGACCAGACCCCTCTACATGATTCAGCCACCCATAATTACAAGTACAACGTCTGCTACTATATCGTGTATTCGCAAATAGTACGTTTGCACCACTGTTTACATCCTGCTGTGCTACATTTACCGCATTTAACATAATTTTCCCTCCTAAACAAAAATAGGATGCCGAACCCGACACCCTATCGTCAATATATTGCTAGTCTACTTAGTAGATATGGATTCTCCAACAAGCTTTGAATTATTTACACATTTACACTTCCGCAGTTGCAACCACCGTATGCATACCCATTATAGGATACATAAGGACTTGCTGTAATGTATGCAGGTGTTGGGAATGGTCTAACAGCATCCACAATGTTCTTAGTCTGTGATACCTGCGAAATCTGGAAGTTAGATAACTGTAAGTCTCTATCTCTGTCCGCAAGTTTATCTCTAAGATTCTGGATTGTGTTGTCCTGCATCAACTGGCGTGTAGCCTGTCCGTCTGCGAGGATTGTTTCCTTAATATCACAGCAACACTGTGCCAGCTGTGCCTGCATATTCTGTGCCATTAAAGCCGCATCATAGCGGTTCTGTAGCACTTCTTTCTGTGTTTCACAGCAACAAGCCTGCTGTTGTGCCTGCATCTGCTGTAATCCTAACTGTGTTGTGTATCTGCTTTCTAATACGTCTCTCTGTGTCTGACAAGCTGTATTAGATACGTTCTGGTTTGTATTGAAAATATCTCTCTTAACAAACTCATCGGATAAGAAAGCATTTTCGCCTGCGGTCGTTGCGGTATCGTTATTTCTTCCCCATCCGTTACCACAGAAAAGGAAAGCAATTAAGATAATCCAAATCCACCAACCACCGTTGCCGAAGCCGTTATCATATCCGTCATTTCTTGTCACTGCCGCTACATCTGCCGCAGTGAGTCCCATTGCTTCATTCATTGTTGTTGTCCTCCATAAATTTATTTACCAAGCTGTGCACCGCTTAATATCTATTTGTTCACTTTGTCCACAATATCCTGTGGATTCATGCCCTGCTGTTGGCATAGGCTATTAAACACTTCTTGTGGGTTCTTTCCCTTGCACATTTCCATTGCCTGCTTGATCGCAGGGTTTGTCTGTGCCATGCTCTCAACCATAGACTGCGGATTGTTAGACCCTCTTACCATGCCCATTACCTGCTGTACCATCTGCATAGGATTGTTGTTTCCCATCATACCGCCTATCATGTTCATTAAAGGATTACTCATTGCTTAACTCTCCTTTCTCTGGTTGCTCTCCTAGCTTTGCTAGAAGCTCTTCAAACTCTGTTCTTGTAACATATCTATTATCATAGTTTACATTCTGTTTTTGGACTGTCTGCGTGGCTTCTGGTGGTATCTCTTCAAACCTAAACACCTTAAAAGTTGCACTGCCCATACCGTCTACACTCTTTACATAAAAGAAAGGTGCGTTGTTATCCATCATCCATGCCGTAGCCCCTGGTTGTACGATCTGGTTCTTTGCTCCCTCTATACCTGCGACTTGTATCCAATTAACATTCTGCGTTGGAACTTGTGGCTCTGGCATTGGTTTATTGTACTGCTGTTGCATCTGTTGTAACTGATTTAGCCTATCCTGCAATTGCATCGTGTCTTGATACATCGGTGCATAAGGATTATAGTTATATCCGTTCACTCTTCCACCTCCCTTTTATGTGTAAATTATCGCATTAAAAAAGAGACTCTAACAGGTCGTTAAAGTCTCACAAAAGTATCATATTAAATTAAAAAATTAGCACCATGATAGGGGCCATGGTGCTTGAAAATAAGGATAAGATTGAGGAACACCAATTGATGAAAAAAGGTGTCGTTGAAAAATAAAAATTAAACCAACATTTGGGGAAATCAAAATGTATTTCTCACGCTCACGATATTGTGAGCGAATGGAAGCAACAGGACTCGAACCTGTGACAGGTCGGTTATGAGCCGACTACTCTGACCAACTGAGTTATACTTCCACGGACTCCATTAGGAATCCACCGTACTATATTACATAAACAAAAATTAAAAAAAGGATTAAAGTATTATAACATGAAAAAAGTATCTCCGAAACAAACAACTATCATTTAAAACTAAAAAGGAAATCTTATAATTATTTATTCAATAACTTATTACTTGTTACATTTATATTGTATCATGGATTTTTGCCTTTTCAATACCCTCTTTTTTACACCTTTTCGTAAGTCTTTTCAAAGATTTCTTTCTTACATGGGTAGATTTCCCCGTCCACACCAGTGATAAGCATATCATCTTTTCCAAGTAACATATCTCCCTCTAATGTTGGAATGATATAGTGATCATCATCATATCTTTTGATAATATATCCATTGTATTCAAGTTCTATTGGTTTACCATGTTCATTTTTTATAAGCTCATCAAACGTGATTGCTTCTATCTCAACAGGTTTCTTTACATATTTAGCCATGTTTTCACTCCTTATTCTGCAATTAGCCATTCGTTAGATAAGATATTATTAAGTGTGTATTCCACCATTTTTGTATCTCTAATATCTAATAAGTCTCCTTTTTCTCCGTTGTCCTTGTCTCTGCACTGCATCATGATAGTTTCTTTTTCTGTATCCCAGTACCAGTACCCACCCCACGATGGAAGTTTTACTTTACGCCCTGCTTTCATTCTTTTAAATGCTTCTGCAAACGACATGCCGACATCTTCCACTACAAGTTGTACTCTATAGCCGTCCTTGTGTACGATTCCATCTTTTCCATCTGTAATGGATGCAATCAGTTCCCCATCTTTTGTGATATTTAGCTCTTTAAAATTTATACCGTCAATTACCATTCTGTTCTCCTTAACATACTCTAATAATCTTGTTATTAACTTTCCTGCTGATTCTCTTTGCTGTAGACAGACTTACGTTCATAAGCTCTGCACATTTCTCTAGTGGTATATTCTTTGCCCGATACTCGAACAATGTTCTTTCAACATCTGTGAAGTTGCAATACGTACGGAACATATTTAGTTCGGGTACGGTAAAATCATATACTTTCAAAAGCAAACACCTCACTGTTTGTCGTGTGTTGTCAACGCATTTATCAGATCGTCTCTGGTTTTTTTTAGACCCTCGATGTTGTTTCCTGTGATCTTGTTCTCAATCAAATTAAACATGCTTTTCATGACTAGGTTCATATCATCACGTTGATTATTAATAGCACTGTAGTCACTATTTAGCTTTTGTTTAATTTCTTTAATATCTGTCTCTATATGATCTATTCGATGTTTCATATCGTCCGTAGGCTTCTTGTAATGCTTATAGGCAGTATATAAGACTCCTATCGCACTACCAATTGTTATAATCCACCCACAGGCTACCATAATTTTGTTTATAGTATCCATTATTTACCTCGTGCATTGTTGTATCGTGTCGCTGCACCTCGTGCTGATGATGCTTGACTCCTGTTCCAATCTGCCGTGTTTAGTCGTTCGCTCTGCTTCTTAAGATTGTTCTCTTCGCAGTAATCATTGTAGGCTTTGTTCTGCTTCTGCAATAGTGCCGCCTTTTTCTGATACTCTATGTCAAGATCGTGCTTTAAGGCTTCGTCCTTTGCATTATCCACAGCCGTTTTCATGCCGATTAACTGTCGTTTCGTCTTTCTGATACGTCTTTCAAGCTCTCTCTGTCGTTTCCGTTTTTCATATTCTTTGCGATTCTCTTCGCTGTCGTAGTCCTCGAACGGATTGTTTATTCCATCCCCCGGACCGTGGGAGTGACGGCAGTTTGCCCCATGGATTCCCTGCACGTTTCCCATACCGCAGACTGAAAAAGGCGGAAATCTTGGGTCATTACCGCTTTTGCTGTAAAACTTGCCTTGCCACCAGTAATGATTAGTTAAGTTGTCTCCACCGTCTCCAATTCTTGCTCCTAAATGTGCAGACGTGAGAATTATATCCCAGTTCATCTCGTCCATACGTGCATCCGTGATCTCTCCTGCCATCTGGCTTACACCAGTGCGGACCGCTCTTGCCGTAGCTGTCTCTATGCTGTCTCTACGTCCACTTGGATAAGTTACGTCTGCCCCTTTGTCTATAATGTTATTAACAGCTTCTTTAACCGCTTGTGTGTACCCTGTCGTACCGCTTGCAGTCTGTGTATATGCTTTATCAACTGCATTAATGTAATTATCATGGCAGGCGTTCGGCATCGTGCCGGTGTAGTTATACATCTCTCCCTTGGTCTTTTCATAATTCCTCTGCAACAATCGTTGTAGATAAGGACTTTCCCCGAGTGGTTTTGGTTCAAGACCTGCCTTTTTATACACCGCATCATCCCACTCTAATGCTTTTATACCTGCTTCTCTCATGGTCCGTGCAATTGTATCAATTCCTATCTTTGTTGTTTGTGCAATCTCTTTCTGTACCGCTTGCAAGATATACCCTGCATCCTGCAATACATCCATCTGCCACTTGTCAATAGGAGTAAAAAGGTAATCTTCCCCACGTCCTAGCCTTATCATCATTCGTTCGATAATCACAGATACAATTTTGTTATGTAGTTCTTCCGCCTGCTTCTCTGCTTTCTCTGGCACATACCATAAGTAATCTGGCGTTAGCATAATCCACCGCCTATTCTTCTGGGTCTTTTACCATTAGTGCCGCATCTAGCATCTTTCCAACTACTGCCGCATCCGCAGGCTTGCCCTCTTGAGATAATGTTTTGTCTGTTTCTGTACTGCCTGTAACTCCTTTTTTGCAGATGTTGTACAACAGCTTTTCTTGTTTTGTAAATGGTTCGGGCAGTTTTACATCTTCTCCATTAAGGTATTCAAGGTATTTTTCAATCCTGTACTTTCCCATACTTTCACTCCTCTCCGCTTGCACCGAATAAGTCTGGCTCTTTCGGTTGTGCTTCTTCTTCAAGTGCTTTTGCTTCTTCTTCACTGAATCCCTCAAATTTAACTAGATAGTACCAGAATGGAATCTTGTTGGAAGTAACATAGCTGTACCATCTCGCTCTATCTTCATCTTCGTTATATGTAATGTCGCCGAAATCGTAGACAGTTTCATAAGGTCCACTTGGTGCTAATTGGTACAGATCAGCAAATATATTAAGTGCAGCTATTAAATCATCCATGCAGGCTTGTAATTTGTCTCTTACGTCCTTGATAAACTGTATCGTCCTCTGTTGCTCTGCTTCAACTCCTGTTGCTGTCTGGATACCTGTCGTTTCATTAAATACAAAGTATCCATTGGAGAATCCGCACTTATACCCAATCTGTGACAGCAGGGCATTGATTCCTGTCAGTCGTGTATCTGTGTTGAGACTTGGGTTTACCTCTTGATAGAATCCTTTAATGTCTGTGCTGTTTACATTCTTAACAAACTCTGGTAATCTCAACCGCTTCTTGCTTCTCTCAAATCCATCTTGAGTATTGTTTACCCTTGTACCAGTCTCCATTAACTTGTCGGAGTCTAGCAGCAACATTCTTCGGCTGTCGAATATCTCTGTTGCGTTCCTGCTGTATGCAGTGTCTAAGTCTTTAAGTTCTTCTATCGCATCGTAGAAAATCGGCAGTCCTAAACTGCAATGTAGATCAACGTTGTTCGCCTGCGGTGTCCTTAAGACTGCATACAGGCGTTGTCCGTTCAGATTTGCAAGTCCTACATCTTCTAGTTCTCCACGCCAAGGTGTCTCGTCTATGTCAACGAGTTTTCCTGTGTCGTTTGCATCCTTAGATGCGTAACAGCGGTTAGTAATTTGATACACGTCCTCAATATATCTATGATACTCTAGCTTCGTGTAATACGTCCTTCCGTCACTAGAAATTTCTCTATGCACAAACACAATGCCTTGAATTTCTCCATTGCTTTCGTCTGTCACAATAAAGTTTTCTGGTGTAATCAAGTCCACACTTGAGCCGTTAGGCTTTAATACAACTGTACCGTATGCACAGCCATATTCTACGTGATGTCGTACCTGTTCTAGTTCCTTGTCTATCTGCTCCTGCAACCAATTAGCTCTTGCACTGCCATCTATCTCTACGCCTATTGCAAGTGTAGCAAGGCGTGCTGTCTCCGAACACACCGCTTTTGCAAAGTTGATAGTCTTGATATGTTCGTCCTTGTCTAACCAGTACGGTCTACCTCTGTAGATATATCCACATTTGTCTACAACCCTCTGCATCTCTGGACTGGTCACAGTGTCTATTTTAAATTCATCTCTTGCCTTTTGTCTAAAAAGGTTGCTTAATATCTCTTTCATTCTGCTAAATATACCCATTTATGCGTTCTCCCCTCTCCTCATAATCACTCTGTTGTATGCGTATCTCAACGAATCAATAGCATGATTGTCTCTGTCGGGGTATCCGCTTATTATATTACCGTCTTTGTCTCTATCATACTCATACGTTGTGATTTCTTTGTATGCGTATGGTGTTCTCCGTGGGTCAATCACAATCTTCCTACGTTGTAGCCATTTCATGCCGTATTCAACTGACCCTGGGCCTTTAACTGCTGCCTGTGCCACAAGACCTAAGTTTCTATAGTCCTCTACAGATTTAGGCTCTGCACTATCACAAATGATTGCATAATCGTTATAGCCTTTTTTCTTTATCCAGTCGGCTGTCTGCTCATTCGATCGCTTATTTACGCAATGCTCGTCTATTAAATAGATCGTTTCCCTTGCCGCATCGTAGTATGTCCTCGTAAATGCGTACTTATCTGGATACCATCCCCAGTCAACGCCTTGATATATGCGGTCCATCTGTGATATTTCTTTGTCTGTAATTTCTCTTACTTCTACATACTCGAACACTGCCCCACCGTTACCGTTAGCAATGCCCATGTATTCATGCTCGTATGCCTCTGGTCTAATTTCTTTTAGGTGTTCCGCTTCGTCAATAAACGGCTGTCCTAGCCACTCTTTCGGCACGTCCAGATATGTACTTCTTGTAATGAGCCTGTTTTCATTTGGCTCTTGCAAATACTGATTTGCCCAGTTGTTAGCACTCTTGGGCGGGTTAAAGCTCTTAAATATCCATGCTAAATCTCCACCACGAATAGCGGACTGCTCTATATTTCGTATCTCTTCTGGTCCTGCGAACTGGTCTAATTCCTCAAACCACACAATCGCTATGTATCCAAAATCTGGTGCTATCGACTTTATTTTTTCTTTATCGTCAGCACCACGAAAGAATATCTTTTGTCCTGTGTCTCTCATCGTAATTTCATAAGGCGAGCTTGTATATTTATAATCTTTTTCCGAGAACTCCTGTTTTGTTATTGCCCATTTGGTTTTAGCAAATACAGAATCCTTTACAGTGTTATATACTTTTCTCACAACAAGGCAATGGATGTCATGGTTGTTTCTCATTAACTCTGTAATGATGTTGGGGATTGTTGAGGATTTACCAGAACCACGTCCCCCCGGCAATACATATTCTGTATGCCTATGGTTTCGTACATCTCGAATCATCGGGTGAAACACATCGGGGATTATATCAAGGTCCATGTGATATGTCTTATTCTTTAATGCTTCTTCTCTCGCTTTCTTCTCTTCCTCTTCCTTTGCCTGCACCGTTAAAGCCTTTTCTAAGTCGTTCATTGCTTTTAGCTGATCTGGAAAGTCTGGGGTGAATCCAAAAGAATCTTGCAACGCACCAGTGGCGATCATTGACCGTCTCCGCTGTATGTCTGCAAGGCTCATAATATCATAGCCATTTTCTTTGTCTGTTTTGGCTTGTAGTTCTGCTATATATTCTTTTACTCCATGTTTTTCAATAATGTTCTTTTTTGCATTCTTTGCTGTTGCGGGAGAGTATCCCGCTTCGATAGCTGCTTGATAATCATTCCCACCGTTTTTAATCCATGCATGAGCAAATGTTCTTTGCTTCTGTGTAAGTTCATTCCGCATTTATTTGCCCATTCCTTTCTCGTATACTTGCCCATATGTCAGACAGGCATTTAATTATGTCCACTTGTGAAGCAGTTCTTAGTATCTCATACCGTGTGTCTTTCCAACCTTTTCTTGTATTCTCATATGCTTTTATAGACAGGATGTACATTGTTATCATTCGTTTCTGGTCCTCTGAATAGAATTGTGTTGTGTCTAGGCTTATTACAAATCCGTTTGATACTATTGCTCTTTGTAATTTTCGCATAATTCTATTTAGATTCATTTTCTCACATCCTTTCTTGGTTTATATATATTTAAACAGACCGTTAGGCAAGCGTTGCATCTCTTTTAACCTATAGGGTGCGTGGTTGCAACGAAATTTACCACCTCTAACGATCTGTTATTTATCTCTTATATTCTTTTGTGCTTGGATTCCTGCTTTTATATTTGTCACAGGTGCATAGATATGCGTTGTCTATTCTGTCATACTTGCCTACGTCACACGTATAGTAGTTCTTTGTATCACTTCCTAGTAGATACATACATTCAGCACAGCATATACTTCTATCTTCCATTCTGCACTTCCTCTCTATATCTGTAGCATACGCACATATGACTACACTTTATATTTACAAGTACAACTTCTGTTTTGTTCTCTGGGATTGCTCTTCTCTTTGTCTCTGTAACGATCTCGCAATGTACGCAATCGTGACAGCAATTCTTTAGTTTGTTATTAATCAAAAAAGACACCTCCCAACTATGGTTATTATCTAATATAATTATACCACAGTGGAAAGTGCCTTTGTTTACACTCTTTTTATTCTTCTACAATATTTAGATTTACTCTGTGCCCCTTTGCATCACGATCTAGTGCATAAAAGCAGGGATTCTTTTTTCCTTGTAAGACATCGTTTACTCCGTAGCAATGTCCCCATGCTGTCTCTACCATTAAATCTCCAAAACTGTTTTCATAAAACTTAAAACTATCATTTTCTGGCAGTTCGACAATAAGTTCATCGTTTGCTTCTGTCATTGGCACACCGTACGAGTACACAACTCTTTTCTCTCTTCCAAGTACTCCATAATTTGCATAAATCTTAAATTGATTTTTCATTTTTCAACACTCCTTTTATCCTTTACATACTCTTTATGCTCTTCCAGAAATTTTCCGAACATTTCTTTTTCGGCTTTCTCTCTTGCTTCTCTTGCATCTTCCTTATTGGCGTATCTGCCCAAGTAATAATTCTTACCCTTAAATTGTATCTGTGCCACCCATTTATTTCTGCTTTTATCCCAAGACACCCCTTTTATTCCAGAAGTGTTCGTCTTTGGTTTCTTCATCGTCAGACTTCTTATACTCGTTCCGTCAATGCACTGTTTCTTTGTTTCTGCTGCCATTCTTTTACCTTGCTCTATTTCATGCGGCTTTCTCAGGCATCCGCAGCTTTGCACTCTTCCTTTTGTAAGGCTTCCGCTGTCAACAAAATTTACGTTCCCACAATCACAAATGCACTTCCAAATAATAGCACCATTCGATGCTTTTCTATTCGTTGGTTCTATCGCTGTTAGCCTGCCAAATTTTTTACCAGTTAGGTCATTCATCTTTATTCTGGTAGTGCATCCACAGTTTTTCCCATTTTTTATGTGTTCTGCTCGTGTTATGAATGTTTTCCCGCATGCAGGGCAGACAACTTTTGCCATTGTTCTTTTGTTTTCTCTGTAAACTTCTAATATTTTAAATCCATTTACTGTCTTGCCCTGCATTTCTAACCATTTTGTTCTCATATTAGAACTCCTGCACATCTGTCACTTTTAAGTAGAAAGCTTCTTCGGCTTCGTCCTCTCCATTATCTGTTGTGATCTCGAAGAAAATCTGCACTTCGCACTCGTTAGAGTCTGTAGCTGTATACACGACATTTCCGTCCTGCTTGATGTCTGCTGTTACTCCATCATCAAATACGCTGTAATATCCAGACTCCATCATGAAGTTGTCAAAATCTGTGAAACTCATTTCCTCGTTTAATAATTCTTTTTTGATTTCTTCTGCGTTTAATTTTTTCATAGCTGCTCCCTCCTTATGCTACATAATCAATAAAGTATGTTACACCATCACATTCTACAACTCCCCAGTCAAAAGCGGGTTTGTTGCTTTCAATCATTTTTTTATATTCTTCCCTGTCTTCTTCCTCAACATCCCATTCATTCATATACTGATCAAAGAATTTTACAAATTCTTCTTTCTCGTACACTACTGATCCATTGCATAAATAGTCAACAGCTTCTTTCTTTGTATGGTTGTCTTCCATAATGATTTCAAGTTTCTTTTCTGTCTCGTCTCCCAAGTCTAAACCTGCGTATTTTAAATTTAATTCCTGTGCTTTTGTTAAATAAATATTTTTCATGACTTCAATCTCCTTTTCTTTGCTTATCTTCTTTAACTGTCTTTATCTTACCATATCTTTATCCCTTTGTAAAGTGATATTTATAATTCTTTTAATTTTTTTTCGTCCTCTTCATCTCTTACATATTCCAATATCTGCCCCGGTTGCATTTCTAAGATGTTACATACAGCATTTAAAGCCTTTAGCGTTATAGCTGTATCCTCATTTTTTATCTTGTTTAACGTGTTTTGACTAAGTAAATTGGTAGTTTTAGCTTTATATGTAGTAAATCCTTTTCTTTGCAGTGCATCATATACATCAATTTTGTATTTTAACATTTTTCATTACCTCCTATTTACTACATTATATATTATATAGTCTTTCCACGTCAAGAGAAATATTATCATAAAAAGTGACATTTTCTATTGACATAACTTTTTAAAGTGATATAATAAAAGTAAATTAAGAGAGCAAAGCAATCAGAAAAGGAGAAAAGAAGATGAAAGAATTAAGAAAAGAAATCGAAAAGTTAGTTGAAAATGAGGACTTCGTTTCTTATGAAGAGTTCATTTTCGAACTGAAAGAAGAAAAAGAAGAAGTTAAAAAATATCTCGACTGGAGAGTAAGCGGTGGGAAGATGAACACCGAAACACTGCCAGACGGATATGTAGAAGCTTGTAAAAAGATTTTAGGAGGGATTGAAAATGAATAAAGTAATCGCAAGACACAAATTTTGGTTACATCAAACAGAATGTAATATTTCCACAGCTTATGTGGAAGTATTACACGAATACCAAACCGTTGTAATGTATATGGATGATTTTGAAGAAATTGATTCTTATACAACCTGCAGCAAGCAAGAAGCCTTAAAGCTCCATGAATCACTTGTTGAACAGTGGAAAGATAGACTTAATAAAAATCGTCTTGTCAAGGCTGATCGTGACAGTCTTGTAATACCTGCATAACATACACCACCCACCCCGGAGGTTACGAGGGTAGAAAGTTGGGAAATATGACTAAGAACGCAGAAAAGAACGCAAGAACAATGCTAAGCAGATTATCAACCGAACAGCTTATAAAGGAATTTGACATGACTGAAGATATACCAATTAGTCTTGAATTGTCAATGGTCCGTGGTTGGATTATGGATGAACTAGAAAAGAGAAATCCAGAAGCTTTTGATAAGTGGTTGGATTTAGACTATCCAGATAATGAATCATTAAAAAAATTATATTTGAACGCATAGAATAAGCCGTAGGAATTAACCTGCGGCTCTTTTTTATATCACGTCAAAAGGCACTGGCAGACGTTCTAAGACATTTATATAACTTAATGCGTGTTCTTTATCCTTGCACTGGATATAGGGGATATATGAGCCGTTCACGTACTCAAATAAAGCTATCCACGTATCTTTCATGGTAACAAGTACCCAGTCTATACCGTTGCAACTCTTGTTTTCTCTCTGCCCTGTTCCGTGTTCGTCTATCCACTTTTGAAACTGATCACGATTCATGTCCATGTTCCTCATTGATACTTTCCAGATTTTCTTTTAACGTCTGCACACACTCATTGAATCCGTCACGTTTACCGCATAGATACATATTGTGACCGCTGTAATCATCCATAGGAGGTATTAATGTACATAGGGTATATAAGTCTTGATTATTCATTTTAAACTCCTTTAAATCCTGCAATTATCGCACAAAATATAGTTGATAACACACATACATAAGATGATAACATTGCAATTTTTAAAACTTTTTGTATATTTTTATCATTTTTAAATTCCTGTAATGTGCGATTTACTACCAGATCAACACAAAAAATTAATAAATATATAGCCGTTGTTGCTCCACATAGTCCCAGTGATGTTTCTGCAATACCATACATCACTATAAATAATATATTGCTCACTTTTTAGCCATCCTTTCGTACATTTCGCAAGTACACGTCAGTTTATTTACCTGTTGACACTTCTCTAAATACATCTTATCCATGTCTTTTATGTCCTGCGGTGTCAATCCTGTTTCTTTATACTCAAGAAGTTCTTTCAATGCCGTTACTGTCACTTTGTCCAATGGAGTTTCTGCAATGACTTCATTGGAATGCAGTGCGTTTTTGATAATGTTAATATCTAAGTTTACTCCTGTTTGTTGATAATATTCAGCACCTCTTTTTAAGATGTCATACATAGAAACTTCTAACGCTATTGCAAGCTTTTCTATTGTTTGTAATTTTGGGGCGGTTTTATTATTTTCAAATTGATTTATTGCAGATTGTGAAATCCCTAATTTATTACCTAGTTCTTTCTGTGTCATTCCTTTTAATTTCCTTATTTCTCGGATATTTTCGCCTATATCAATCATTTTCTTCCCCTCCTGTTCCTGTTTAAAGCATTTCTTTTTATCTTCTTTTCCTTGTCCTCTGACCAGTAATAAGGATTCTTTTTCTTGATAACGTTCTTTTCTTTCTCATTTCTGGCTTTGAACTCTTTATAACCGTCACATTTTGTGTGACAATCCCAACTTCTACCAGTTGCTTCTGTGCATCCCATACAAACACATTTCATGTAATCATTCCTTTATAACTTGATAACCCTTTGTCCTCTGTCATATTGACTAAGTATCTTGTCTAATGCATCTTCTGCTTTTTTATGTGTTTTGAATGATTGTATTGTGTAAATATATCCATTCATTAGCTCACATTCTACATTCTCTTCGATTGCCCGAATTTCAAGAACATTATCAAGATTCAGAATCTCTCTATCTTTTGTCATTATTAACATGTAAGTCCTCACTTTCTCCCCAGTCTAACCGATTCCCACACTCACAAACTTCTGTCCATTCCGCTACATAGCTTTTACATTTAGGACATCTGTATAACGCCACATCCTGCTTTTTTAAGTTCTTATGTCGTTCTCTTATCGGTAGGCTGTTAAATACAGCACCGATGTGTTCATAATCTTCTAAAGTCATTGTAATCGTATCTCTTGCTTTAGCGGACTGGCATAAACCGCTACCAACCAGTCCTAAGAAAACACCTATGATAACAAGTAAGATTTTTAATATCATTCTTTCAGCTCCTCTTCTTTATAGATATTCACTACGGTATCACTGACAACATTATCTTTTGTTAATTCAACCTTATATCCTTTATCTGTAATGTTTTTCACAAACTCTTTAAGTGGTAACACATCTTTCCTTGCATCTGGATAATATATTTTTGCTGCTTTTTTTAAAACTTTTACCTGCTCCGTTCTCTTTCCAACAAGTTCGCATACATTTTGCGACTCTTTATCTGTATTTTTTTCATCAATTCTGCTTACATAATCTTTCAGTTTTTCGTCAACTATTTCAGAAAAAACCATGTCTTTTTCACAGTCATCACAAAATTCACATGAATCACAGATATTTCCGTTGCAGTAATCTTCTAACACATCTATCATCTGTTCTCTTGTCATTTTTCATCATCTCCAATCTTTCTATAAGCTTCCTCTACTTCTTCGCTCGTAGCTGTTCCATAACTAATTTTTCTCGTTATACACGGTACTTGCCCTTTAAAAATGCAAATAGGGCACACTCTTTTACGGCAATAATTTTCTAATTCTTTTTCCTGCATTTCTCTTTTTAATTTGTTGGCATTTAAATTTAATCTCATTGTTGCAATAATGCTCCCCGATTTTGTATCAGTCACACTCATCATTGCTTCTTCGCAAGATTGATAAGAAACTTTCGTATCCAATGCTCCAACATCTAGTTTATTTGCCGTAATCATCTTTTCTATGCTTTCTAAAAAGTCGTGTGCTACCTGCTGTGCTATTGTCATAGTCGTTCTCCTTTACCTTTTTCAATCTCCCATTTTCCATAGTAACCCTTTGTCATTTCCTTTAGCTGTGTCAGTGCCATAATAAAATTGTCAAGTTCGCAAGTATCAGTAAAATTTATTATCACTTCACTGCCTGTTTCTTCTTCCATGGTAACTGGTCCACCAACAGTTCTCCTAAAATTTAATGTTACGTGCAAACTATTGTGTTTTTCTGTTCTCATGCTTGTTCTGATACAGTCCACATTTTTATCAGCTCGATTTGAATATATTTTCATACTCCCACCTCTAAATCTTTCGCAAGCTTGAATCCTGTTCTTCCAACATTTCTAAGATTTTCTTTAATTAGCGTCTTTTTCGGTGTCCTGTTTCTGTCGTACCAGTTCCAGTCGTTGTCCTCTCTTGCTTTTTTCTTTGTTTCATAACTTTTCTCATACTGATATTCTTCTTTTGCCATCTCTAGGCAAGCAATCATGTAATCTATTTGTTTTATAACATCCATGTCAATCTCCTTTCGCCCTTAGCATACAAAACAATAGTTCTACCATGCTTTTTCTTCTTAACACTGTTCTGCAATTAGCAATTGTCTTTAAATACCATTTATTAACATCACTGTCTACTGTTATTTCTCCATCATAAAATCCATCTTTTGCACCTCTGACAGCTACCATTATTCCAAAGTTTGTAGATGAATCTGGATAATGCTCTTGTATGTATTTCTTTAACTTTCCAGACCTAATATCTGTCAATAACTCTTTGCCGCACTCTAACGTTGTAACAATATAGTTTTTCTCTCCTAAAAAATTAAGTCCGTTTCCGCTGTAAACATCTTCTTTACAACTCTTAATTTCATAACAAACGAAAATGCCTTTTTCTAAAGCTGATACACTACACTGTCCATCTGGTACAAATTGCATAAAGTCAACTCTTTTTGCTTTACCTGTACCATAATCTACAGTGACTTCTCGTGCATAGTGCTTTCCGATTCCTGTTAACTTCTCTTTACAAAGAAGCTTGCTTAAGAAATCTGTTGTTGTTTTTCTTAAAATCATATTCTTTCTCCTTTACAAATATCTAAACCGTCTAATGTAATTGACATACAAAGTGAATATTTCATTTTATAAATCACATAAAACTTAAAACAATCTGTTAATACCTCAATGTGGCAAATTATAATGTCTGATTCTTCGCACTGATGAATAAGTGCAAGTTCAAGTTTGATGCGTTTTTCTAGTTCTTCGTCTGGCATAACAAACTCCTTTATTTAACCTTGTTAGTCATTCCACATATTTAATAAGCCGTCAATGTCTCTTCCTAATTCGCAATAATCATCTTCGATTTTGCTTCTTAAAATTTCATATAAAGCATTTATGCTTGTTAAACACAACATATTTTCTTGATATATTACATAATTTGGTGTTATTCCATCATCTTTGTACAGACAATCAAATGCGATAACGTATATTTCATCTATCTCATTTATATCTATACATTCTTTCGATTCCTCTTTGCCGCTATATACTTTTCTAAAAATCTTTTCATAAAATCTTACTAAGATTGCTGCTACCTCTTCGTCGTTTATACAATTATCGCTGATTCTTTCTGGATGGCTCATAATTGTACAAATGATTGCCTTTTTAACTGCATCCTTGAATTGTGTCTTTGTAATCACGTTCCCACTCCTTTACTTCATCATGCTTCTGTACGGCTCAAAGAAATCTTCTTTTCTTAACTCCATTTCACATTTAAGACAAATAAATTTGCTTTGTATTTTCATATCTGAATTTATTTGTATATACTCTCTTCCAACATCTTCATTGAATAACAAACTATTACAATATTTACATCTTGCTACTGGCATTTTTCTTTTACCCCACATCCTTGATATTAAGTTCTGCTGTCGCAGGTATAAATCTCATGTATCCTGCATCTCTTATAATCTCGTTTTCTGTTAAATCAACAAGCTGTTTCTTTTCTTTTTCTGATTCAACTACAAGATAATAATGTTCATTTTTTACGCCCATACAAACATCTCCGATTTTGAAACGACTTAATGTGTACGTTTTAATACTTGGTTGTTTTGCATTAATTTTCATCTTCTCCCACCTCTTTCAGCTGTTCTTCTAGACAACGCTTTAATGCGTATATGATTGTATAATCTAAAGGACTAATCTTTTGCGGATCATGTTCTGCCCTATACTCATACTTAAATATCTCTGATTCTAACGCACTACTTAGCTTAATTGGTTCCAACGGATTCTCAATATCATCAAGAAACTGTGCTTTCATCTTTTTCTTGTATTCTCTCAACTCTTTCAGTTCTTCCAACCACTCTGCAAGCTGTTCATGTTCTTTCATGCATTCAATACACCTATCAAGTTTTTCATCTTCTGCATTTGCACGATGCAACATAGCCTGTCTATATTTCTTTGTTGCAACATCTTTTGCGTGCTTAATAGCTTCTTCTAATTTCATTCCTCTCCCTCACTTTCTACCCCGAAGATGTATTTAAGGATTCTGTCTTTTCCTACTGCTTCGATTGCATCGTCTAAAACTTGTTTTGATGTGAACGGTACCGCTCCAAGTGGTCTGCGAACACTCCACACTTCATAGTCAAGTTTTTCATCCATGCTATCGTTATATGAAAGGTAAAAACTATCACTGCGTGTCGGACCGTTATGCTTCTTTGCATATCGTTCAAGTTCAACTTCTACTTTCTTTTTTTCTCTGGCAAACCACGCTGACTCTTTTGTGAAAAAGACGTTTCCCAATTCCCATCTTCCATTATCCAAAGAATCATTCGTCCACCTGCTTTGTATAATAGCTCCATCATCATTAATATAAAAATATTCTTCTAATTGTCGTGGTTTCTTTACCTTTGCATCCTGTTCCTTATCTGGTTCTTTTCCATTCATCTTCCCAACAAGTCTGTAAAACTCTTTTTCTTCTGCTTCTGTTAGATTTTTAATTCCCATATTTAATCCTCCTTATTTGTTAAATAATCTTCTATGGCTTGATCTAAAAATCTACTACTGATAAACCAACAATCAATGTATGTTGTTTTATTTTGTTTGTTATATATCAATAGACTTTTGTTTTTAACATTTTTCAATGTTATTCTCATCATGAGTGTATCTGTATTATTGCTTAACTCATCAACTCCTAAAACCGTGTTTTGTGTAAGTTGATTTAGCTGACTTGTAATACGCTGTAAACACGTTTCTTTACAAATTACTTTGTTCCACGTTGGTTTCAAGCATCTGATCGTTGTCTGCATATCATTTCTCTCGTCAGTATTTGTCAAAATAAAGCAATCATCTAATTCTTTTATTTCTTCTCCGCTTATAATTGCTTTCGTTTCTATATTATAAATTTGCATTTCTTACTCCTTTACTGTCCATTCTCTCCCCTGCCGTTAATAGCAGGGGAAATCATGACTTATACAACAAATAATTAAAGAGTTTTGTTGCTTATGCGTTGCGAGGATTCTTATTTAATTGTCGTGTGGTATATAAAAATCCTGCTGTGCAACAAGCCTTTTCTGGCTTGAGTCTCTGCCTAATAAAAAATGAAAAATGGAAGAATCTGAAAATACAAAAAACATTATTTACAGTTACTTAGGCAGAGAATCAAACCAGAAAAGTATTATTTAGTTTTTATTTCCAATAAACTGCACTGGATGTAACATGAATACCTCTAGGTTTCCTTTTGTTACGTTGCTTTTCTGCTTCAATTTCTTTTCTTACTTCATCCCCGAATTTTTCTGTCCAAAATGTAATCAAATACTCTGGAATCTTAAACATTTGTGAGCAAGATTTTGACGTATTGTTTTTTGTCAGTCTTGTCTTTACTACCATTTTTATGTATTCACGAGAATATGGGGCGTTTTCTTCTTTGTTTTCATCTAAGTTCTGTTTTTTCCATTTAAAGAGGGTGGATGAATCAATACCGTATTCTTTCGCAACGCTCTTTACCTCATGTCTTGCGTTACTTTCCGCAACAACTTTTCTTTTAAATTCTGTTGTGAATTTCTTATACCCCATCTTCTTCCACCACCTTTCTGTAGATTGCTACATTCCTGCCTGTCAAACTGTCATGACGTTTACCGCATACCTCAATACGTCCGTCCTGCACTAACTCCGTTAGCCGTGGTTGTACCTGCTGTCTTGTCGGTTCTAATACTTTTTTGTGCTTATATAACACCGTTGCGATCTCTCGTGCTGTCATTGCTCCGTATTCTAGTTGTTCTAAAATCAAGATATGCATTGCTTCTTTATTAACCTTTTGATGTGATTCTCTTCTGGTCTGCTTAGTAATGGAAGAACTTCGTAAAGCTATCTCATTACTAAAAAAACTCATTTGATACATTTTTCATCACTCCTTACTCTAGTTGTTTCTGCATTAACTGCATCTCTAAATTATCAAAGTCATAGTCTCTCTCGCACTCTAAGACACTTGCAGGATTCCGCTGTGGCTTCGGTTCTGGTGGTTTCTCGTAGTTCTCGTCAAGGTAATCCACGTAACCGCTGTTAAAGAATGTCGAACCGTTCTGTGGTTTTCTCCAACTACTGTCCTTAGATAAATCATCCAGATACCTTTTCAAAGCTCTTTCTATTTTTTCTTCTCCTATCTCATACAGAGTCTTTTTCTTTGTGTCGGATACCTGCCCTTTACCACGTTTATTCGGGTACTGTTTCCAGAGTCTTTCAAAACATTCATTGATTGCTTTTTTGTTCGACTTTTCGCAATTTTCTTTTGATTTCTCGCAATTTTTCTTTGCGTTTTCGTCTGTTTGTTCCATTTTTCGTTCCACTGTTTGTTCCATTTTTGTTCCATTTTCAACTACCTTGTTTTCCTCGGTAGTCGTTTCTGCAACTTGTCCACAATCTATGTACTTCTGATACTCATTTACTGTGTATATCGTGTATTTATTTGTGCTTTTTGTGGATATGTACCCTGTGTCCTTTAGCTTCTTAAGAGCAGTTCTGACTTGGTCTACTGTTAGCCCTGTTTCTGCGGATATTCTTGCACGACTTGAAACAAATTGTCCTGCCTTTATCTCTTTTCCGCAGTACCGCTTGTCCTCTAAATTTGTATGTAGTAGGCAATGATAAAACAATCTAAATACATTTGTGTTTTCATACCATTCCCAGTCTGTATTTATGTTTATTTGCATCATTGCCCTCCTGCTTAATATTTGTCTCCGTCTTCGTAGATTGTTATCTCGATTCTTGGATTCTTTGCATCGACCTTTATCCAGTTAACGATACCCTCTACCTGTTTCTGACCATCGTTTGGGAACACTCCTGCTTCTACCAAGCTATCTAATATGTACTTAATAGCCGAAAAGACATTGTCTGGATCACGTCTTTTATTCTTTTCATACCACTTAATTTCCAGAATCACTGGAAATTTTATGTGCTTTTTCTTTAGCCATTGTGGTATGTATGCCTTGCAAATTTTTTGATTGTTTTTTTTGCATCTGGCACCTTTGTAGGGATTGGTCCTGTTTGCATAAATAAAAGTGTTAAGTCCGTCAAGTCTTCCTTGGATTGTGTATGTTACAGCCATGACTTGCCAAACTCCTTTATAAATTCTTCTCTCGTGCCTATTTTCTCTTCAAATGCCTTTTGTGCCATCTTCTTATACATAAGATCATATCTGGCATTTAAATGTGCAGACTGTTTACCGCCTGTATGGTGTTCGTGGCACAACGGAATCACTAAGTTATACTTATCAGCTTTCTTCCTGTTTGCTGTCCCATGTAAACAGTGGTGTATCTCTACATAAGGACTTCCACATAATTTGCAATGTTCCATATCATCAACGATGATTGACTTTTTCTTTCTCAATCTTAAGTCCCCACCTTTCTTCCATTTCTTTTATCTCCTGCGGTGTCGCTGTTTCTATACCTAATGCCTTTGCTTCCTGCACCGTTCCTTTTATCAATTCAGACATTTCTTTCGTATCGTATGTGTGGCTTCCTCTCATAACAATATTAATTCTAAAAATCTTTCCTGCCGTATTGATTGTTGTCTGCGTTGTTGGTTGTAGGTGGCAAAACTCTACGTCGTAAGCTTCTATATCATCATCTAACGGAATAGTTATCAGCTTTCCGTTTATCTTTTCATACTGCCCATATTCCGCTATCATTTTGTTTTTTATAAACACCTTGCTACAATCCATTACTTCTGCGATTTTCCCAACTAATACATGAAAGTATGCATTGGCATCTAAACTCCTGCCCTCACGGTACTGAACAACCTTAAGCCGACATTCTTTATCTTTCAGTCTGTCATATTCCCCTCGTATGTCTTTTTCACATACGAGAGAAATGACCTGTTTCCCTGTTTCAAAATCAATTGAGATGTCATGAATTTTAGCTTTCGTTTCCATCAACCGCCCACAGCTTTCTTACACTCTCTTTGTCTTTATTGGCTACAATGTACTTGTACTGCCCCTCTGTAATATCTTTGATAGATTCATGTTTGTAAGATTTCAAAATCTTATTGATGTCAAACTTTTCATCTTCGCACAAATCCAATAATGTTTTCTGTTTTACAAGAGAAATCTTCATCTGATCAAGTTTTTCTTTATTCTTTTCCTGTTCCTGCTTATTAGCTCTTGCAGTACGTTCTTTCTGTTTTTCGTCTGTGTCTGCATCTTTTGTATCATCTAATAAGAAGATTCCATTTAAGGCATACTTACGTGCATAAGATGATGCTGTTCCTGTTATCTGTGAATCGTCCATACCTTTTTTATTGAGTGCTTCTCTTGCGGATGCCGTAGCCATAACACTTTCGCCTGTCTCAATATCAAAAATAGATACTGTAGCTTTTACATACACACGATCATTTACCGCTTGCACATCATCAGATATGTACATAGATAATTTGTTTTCTGCCAATAATGGTTTCACAGCTTCTAAGATTCCCTCTGCGTTTCTGTATTTGTAATTGCCAAATGAATTAAACAGATTCTTAGGTGCTTTCAATGTTGTCTGAATCTTCATCATTTTTTCATGTATCGTCATATTCTTATCTCCTATCTGATTCTTAAACTTTCTGTCTGTACCAGTCTCATATTTTCATTTTCTTCAAGCACTCCTGCTTTCAAATCATCAAGAAGCTGTTTCCTGTTAACCTTGTCTGGCTGTTTAATCAGATACTTTTTAGGTAACAATTCCTCAACTTCTACCTTTACAGTTTTAGGATTTTTCTGGATATTGAAGCTAAACAGTGTTGTTTTAAACTTCTTCTTTTTTACTTCAAGCATCATTGTTTCAAGATACTTCTTTAAGTTGTCCGCACTGTTTCTCAATGCTGTCTCTCTTTTTGCTAACCTGTCTTTCTCTGCTTTTACTGAATCCGCATCAGCGATCAGTGTTTTAATCATCTTTGCGGTAGAATCAGCCTTTTCTTCAAACTCAAATTCGATTCCGTCCATAGTGTCTTTAATATCATCAAGGGATAACCCTTGCTCATCTGCCATTAAAAGCAGTTCGTTAAATTCGTTTTTGATCTCATATAATTTAGCCATGTTTTACCTCTCATTCTTCAATACATTCTTTAATATTTCCCTGTTCATTGACTTCTTTCACACTGCATACATCATCAAAACGAGCTTCTTTTAGTTCCTCTAATTCCTTTTTGAATTTTGGATTTCCTGTAAACACGTCCCACATATACTCTAATAGCCATGTTTTATCCTCTTCGTTGTTTCTTGCCTGCTTCCAGATATATTCTGTTGCATCTTCTTCTGGGATTACTGTTCCGTATTCATTTGTGTATCCTGTGATAATCATTCCTGCTCACTCCCTGCTTCTTTCAGAATCTCTTCTACATCAAATTCTTTTGGTACTGTTTCTTCCTGCTCATTTTCTTTAAGCATTGCAAAAAGTCTAAGCACACTTGCTGTATATGCTAAATTTTCAAAAATGGTTTTAATAGCATCGTTATTCGCCATTCTTTCATTTAAGATTGTATTTGCGTTATCAAATGCTTCTTCTTTGTTGTATATCCATTCTTCATTATCTTGTCCGTAAAGTTTTACAATAAGTTTGCTATAAAACTCTGTCATGCCTGTTGCGATATTTTTATCTGCTACCTTGTTTTCCTCTTCTGTAAAGTTTGGGTCTCTAGTTTCTTTCACTGCTTCAATAATTACTTTCTTAACTGCATCTTTGAACTCTTTTTTTTGTAATAATCATTGTCATAATCTCCTTTTCTTGCTATACTGTTGTTATGCATTTTTTGTTAAGCACTTTAGGCCTGCACGTCTGGGTGCTTTTTTTCATTTCCATCCATCACGCTCTTGTGCGATTAATGCCAGTCCTGCGGCTACGCAAGTACCCATAAACCAGAATGGCATTAAATCTAATCCGCAGACTAACAGTCCGCATCCCATCATAAATGCTCCCATTTTCATTTAGAACCCTCCTCTCTGCATTGCTTGGTTCTCATTTGCTAGTTTCCTTGCTCTCCATTTCTCAAATAACTCAGTATCAAAGAAGATTGGAGAATTTTTCTTAGCACCTTTTTGTGCAAAGTCTTGTCCACGTTCCCGATAAGCTTCATCCAGAAACGACCTCGGGAACCCCATTTTCACAAGCTCTCCCATCTTCATAACTGGTTTCGGGTACTCCATGTTTACCTCACTTTCTCCGCTTCTTCCTACGGTAGTATCCTCTTTTCTTCATTCCTGCCTGTCTGAACGCCACTTTCTTGTATTTGCCGTTCTTCTTAGCTTTAATTCTTTGTCCCATTCTCTAAGTCTCCATCAATGTCGGTGTGATAGTTGTTAACTCCGCTTCCGTCCTGCTGAACGTATTCATATGAGTTAAACACATATATCCACACTGTATTTGTCGCTACCAATGCAATGAATGTAATTAACCAGATTGCAAACCATCTTTTTGCTGTCCGTTTACTTTGCTCAATTACCTCTGTTGCAAAGTATTCTTCTAAGTCTTTCCACTGCTTTGTTTTATCTTCCATTCCGCACCTCTTTCTTGCGGTGTTAAAAAAATTGTGTTATAATTTCCTTACCGCTAAGCTATGGTTAGTGGTTACATTCGCCCTGTGTGGTAGTTCTAGTACCGCATGGGGCATTTTTATTTCTTTCGTGCTTCTCTTCTCTTTTTACTTCTGTAGTTGTCGATTAATACAGCTGTGATTTCAAGTGCAATTACTCCTACAGCTCCTACAAATATTCCTAATTGAAATGGTGGAATATACATTTCTGTACTCCTTTCTGTGTTATAATCTCCTTAGGAGGTATACTATGTCTAAAAATCCTTTACCGCATCTTGATAAACCAGATGAAGAAACCATTGATAAAATGAAATCTTCTGACTATTCCAAAAATCAAAAGGTTCAAGATGAAATTTTAAAATTTTTAGAAAATGATAAACAGCTTATCAAAGCAATTCGTAAAGAATGGTTATGGACTAAAGGTATGGTCCTTATCAATACTGCTTTAGCTTTTATTTCTGTTGTCATTGCTTTTATTTCGCTATTAGTAGATATACATAAATAGCAAGCATTACTATCATCAAAATCAATGTAGCAAGCTTTATGAAGAAGAGAGTTCTTAAAAACATTAAGTCTCTCTTTTTTTGTTTTCTCGTTCTGCCGTAATTTAGGTAGTAGAACAAATCGTCAAAATTCATATACACCCTCTTTTCTGCTATCTTCTAAGCTTCATAGCTCTTATCGTCAGTCTATTTAAGTAGCAATCTCGCAATCGCAAGTACCAATGCTGTACAAGAAAGCACAAAAGATATTCTTGTAATCAATGGGTACTCTGACCATGCTCTCATTTTTTTATGAGAATATCTTTTCTTCACTACTCACTCTCCTCTAAAAAATAATCTACTGTTACCCCAAAGTAATCAGCTAATGCCTTTAACTTTTTGATGCCCGGTTTACTTCTTCCTGTTTTCCAATCCGTAAACGTAGACCTTACAATTCCTGTATCTTCTGACACTCTGTAATCTGTCAGATTCCTTTTGTCCCTTAACGCACAATATTTTTTATACATATTTACTCCTTTCCGAACGTTTCTATTGATTTTAGTTCGGAAATCAGTTATAATATGAAATGTAAAGAAAAATCATAACAAGAACTTACCAATGGCTGTTCTTTTTTCCGAACTTATGGTTATATTATAATTCGGATTCTAGAACTTGTCAATAGTTTTTGTACGGATTTTGGAACTTTTTTTAAAAAGGCGGTGCTTTATGTACGAAATTTATCAAAAACTGCGTGACGAAAGAGGTCTGAAAGATTCTGATGTAGCAAGAGAAGCTAGCGTTTCTAAGTCAACTTTTTCTGATTGGAAAGTTGGTAGAAGTAAACCGGGCATCAAAAAGTTACAGAAGATTGCCGATTTTTTCGGTGTAACAGTTGATTATCTCATGACAGGAAAGGAGGAGGATAAAAAAGAAAAAGGTAACAGTGTAATAGACATCAAAGACGAACTGGAGAGAATGAGAGATTTACTTAAAAACAGGACTAGACACCCTATCTACTACGATGGGGAAAAACTTGACGATGAATCGCTTGACGCGATCTTAGCTCAGTATGAAATGTCACTTATATATCTTAAACAGAAAAATAAGTGAAGAAAGGATATGAATGTATGAATCATAATCAAATTAAATCTATTGTATACAATTTGATTAAAAAATACGAAACCAGAAACCCCGTTAGGCTTGCAAAAGAATTAGACATAATCATCCAGATCGGGGACTTAAAAAAAATATCTGGTTGCTATTTAAAGATTCACGAAAGAGATTTTATTTACATAAACGAAAAATTATTAGAAAACGAAAAAAAGTATCACGAGGTCTTAGCTCATGAGTTAGGTCATGCGGTCCTGCACAAAGAAGATTTTTATTTCTTCTCATTCGGCAAGAACTGTTATGAGAACTCTATCGAACAAGAAGCACAGACATTTGCTTCGGAACTTTTGATACCCGATGAAGTGATACTTGATCACAAAGATTATACAAAAGAGCAACTTGCAATGCTGACAGGATACACCCCACAGCTAATTGCATTTAAACAGCTCTAAACTTTTTCTTTTTTTGTTTTATTTTTT